TATATCCACAACTCCTTTCTTACCGAGTATCTCACCAGTCTCTGGATTCTTAGAACCAATAGTTGGGATACTTCGGTGTCTCTCATATTCTAATACATATAATTCATTATTAGTATCAATAGCAATAACCATTATTACTGAGAAATCACTATGCTTAGTATCTATGTCTGTTGCAGGGTCGCAACCAATGAATGTATTGACAGGAATATCATTATTATCCTTAACAATATAATTAATACCATCTTCATTTTTGAAGTAACCTTCCCAGTATCTGATGTGCTCTCTTCTCCAGATAGCATCTTCTTCACTCATAACCTCCATCATATATTCTTGGTAAAACTTCTGAGGTTGTCCAGAATCTGCGTAAAATCTTTTCTTTTCTTGTATTTTCTTTAAAGGAAAAAATGATTCCCACAATGGAGTATTCTCATCAATTAATGCCTTATAAGTTATTACTTTCCATGAAAATTTCTTATTATCTTTTTTAGATTTTTCGTGATTAGTTATAAGATTATTAATAAAAGAATCGTAATGAACAGGAGTACCATTAACACGCAACCTACCAGTGTGAGGCTCAATAGCAGGATAAACAACCGCAGTAACCAAATTAGCATTTTTATCTCTGGCCTCTTTTGTGATTGTATTTGCTTCGTGTTCGAAGTCATCGAGTACGATGAGGTCGTATCTTTTGTGGAGCTTTGCACCTCCTCTGATTCCCGCAACATTGCTTTTACTAATAAGTTTACATCCATTTGATAACTCTATATCTTCTTCTGTCCACTTCCTGCCTCTCATTGGCCCAAAGTAGTATTTGATTTTATCATTAAACTCTAAATGATGTTTAATATAATCCATATTACCTACACTAAGTTTTTGTGTAGCGGATACCCATGCATAAAATAAGAAATTTTCCTTTGTTGCAAATACAAAGTCTTTAATGATTGATGCTTTTGTAAGTACGGTCTTGCCATGACCACGTGGTATAATGATAGCAGTTTGTTTTACATTTGGATTATCAATAGCATCTGCTACTTCATAATGAAAGAAAGGAGTCTCGCTTCGCATGAAATCATCTGGAAGAAATAATTTACCAAATGATATAAGGTCTTTATGAGCTAATCTAAGTGCTTCTTCAGCTTTCGTTATGTTCTGGCTGTTTATATTTGCCATCTAAAAACTCTTTAAATTTATCTTCATTATCTTGCATTTCAATATAATCATTGAATACAACTTCAAATCTTCTCATTCTTTCGGACATAAAATACACAGCTTTTTCTATATCTTCTATACTTCTTCTTAAGTCATGCTTACTATATGTATTTTTTTTCTTCATTTTTTAAATTCCTTCTTCTTCTCTCCGTGATACTCATAAGCATGCCCATTGATTTTTAATAAATCATTGAGACTGCTATCTTCTCCTTTAAGGAATATCTCACCAAGAACTCTTCCATACTTACCAGTACCGTGAGACTTTAAAGTGAATTTCCCATCATCTGAATTTTTTAGTTTGTCTTTGGTATATGCCTTAGCTTCCAGACCTTTTACTTTTTCTTCTTTATTCCTCGTTCTTGACTCCCAAGTATCTACACCTACGAACCTTATACGTTTCTTTACAAAAGTATTGAACCCTAAATCTATCAATGCATCGCAAGTATCTCCATCTACGACTCTATCTAACTTAGCATTATATACGAATTTATCTAATTTTCCCAACAGTGGATACCCTCCTTTTTAAATTCTATAGTAGTCCAACCAGTTCTTACAATAGGATAAAAAGAATATCTGGCATAATCAGCATACCTGAGAAATGAACCTCCTCTTATATACCACCTACGTCTTAATTCTTCTGTATTGTCATCTCCTATCACTAGACTATCCATAGGTTTTACATATAATTGATGATTATGACCTAGGAAGAATACATCTCCCTCACTATATACAGCTGCCATCTTATCTAATTCTAAATCACCATTCTTACCACCTGACTTTCCATGTCCCGAAACAAGATTATAAGACCTTCCCCCTACTGTTATTTTTGTATAACCTGGCATCCTATAATAAGGGACTCCTAACTCTTTTGCTAAAACCTTACAAACATCAAAGTCTAGAATATTAAAAGAACGTATGTAATCGTGATTCCCACCTCGTATAAATAAACACTTATCTTTTATAGTATCTACTAATCTTATAAATTCCAAGTACTGGTCTTCAGGAGAAATATCCTGACCCCTCTGATTGATTTTATAATTAGGAGGAATTAATTCTAATAAATCGCCATTCCCAAACCATCTAGCGTTATCGTCTTCTTCTATGACCTTAACTGCATCTTCAAATTTTGCAAAGTCATGCTCCACCGCTCCTACATGAACATCAGTAAGTCCATGTACTCTTAATACTTTATCTCCATCTACTTCTAATATATCCCCCGGTTCGACATGTCTCAATTCTTGCGAATCTGAAACATTTATTTGCATATTAAAATACCTTTCACAATTAGAGCATTTAAATTCTTGTGACCTATTCCCGCTTTGTAAAAGCCTTATTCCATTTCTTTTTGTTTTTAATGAACCGCATTTAGGGCATTTCATTACCAACCTCTCCGCTAAGTTTATTTTGTTCTCTAGTGGCCCCTTCAATTTCATCAGAACTAAATCCTTGAAATACTCCAAGAAGACCTGTCTCTTTTTGTTTTATTGTATTGCCTGAAGTTCCGACAATCTTACCTAACTCTTTAGTAGATTGTAAAATAATATTATCGTCTTCACTAAAATCTGCAAGATTTTTTAATTTACTAAGGACATACTCATGGTCTACCCCCAAACCCTTAGCTACATCAAGCACTGATTTCTCTATTTCTTTCATTACCCTCTCCTGTTTAAGTAGTATTGTAGCCTTTTTTCTAGCTTTCTGATTAGACATTTCATTATATGCAGTTTTATAAGCATCTATAGCTCCCAAACCTACAACAATATTAGTAGCAAATTCCTTTTCTTTATTAGTTATCTCTTTTCTTTTATATACACGATTAGAAGTGTTCTTTATTTTAGTGGAAAATGTATATCTATTTGGATGATTATCGAAGTCTGTATCCATTTTAACATTGGGGCGATTCAGGAAACTCCCAACTATAGTCCTTACCCAACCTTTTGCGAATTTATAATTCTTCCTATCTGAATGATGTTGTACGTTATTCGATACTTTTATTAGTTGCACTATTCTGTCATCATCAGAATACACCCAATCTCCCTCATTTGCATTTCTCCAATCTGGATGAACTACTGTATTTGGGTACTCTTCTCTAAATTCATCTATATCTTCATAGACGAAATGTTCTACACCTTTAATCGCTCTTTTTTCTGGCATTTAGTTTTTCTTGGAGTTTTAAATCACTTATCTGTAGTACAAGATTGTCAATTAATGAACTGACATTTTTATGTATCATAAATACATCTCCATCTATTTCTAATGGAATCATCTCTTCTGAAAGGTTTTTCAACACAGCCTCTTGAGTTTTAACTGGGAGACCCGTTAGCTCTTCTATTAAATCGGCCATAGCTATTTTTTTATACATACCTTTTATTTTCCCTTGCCCTACCACCCTTTAATTTAAACTATATGTCAAGTTTGCCCAAGTTATATTTACTAGAAAAATTGCAGTATTTTGATACTCTTCCTTATTATTGATAGTACCCCCTATCGGGGGGATTCCGAAATTAGAATTTTCGTTATTTTTCATTTAGTTTATGATATAATTTTTGAACTAACAGGAGATTAAAATAGCATGGCTATTGATGTTAATGTAACACATAATCATGAGGATGATGTAAAAGATACCGAACAAGTCGCTGACAAGCTTGGTGAAGTGATGGGGCAAGAGCCTGATATGTTTCTGGCTAACGCAATCATCTCTTTAGAGGGCAAGTCTATGGCTGCAAAGCGTACCAAGGCTAGGGAATTAGCAGCTCAAGCTAGGTTGTACGAGACTCAAGCTAACATATCTGGAGACAGATACAACTTGAAGAAGTGGAATCAGGTGGCTTTTGCGTTGAAGACGCTTAAATAATTTGATATGATGGACGGGGCTCAGGTGATAGCGAGCCCCATTACCCTCTTTCTTTTTATTTATCTTCTTTATTTATGTTATTATATGTATATACGCATGAATAAGTATTTAATTGCCTGAGTTGGTGCATTATGAAGTGCATCAGAGAACTCCATTATATTTAGTGATATTATCTTCCATTTTGTATCAACTTGGGCATTAACTGATTTAATCGGAGGCTTCACCCGTCAGTCCCTGTAGCTGAATAGCGACAAACAGAAGAATCATCATAGTAGCTCTATGGGTAAAAGATATCAGCAAGGTAGCTCCTTGCATAACTTTGGGGATGTGGTAACATCGGTACTGCTTGTTGCAATGGATGAGGCAGTAACCCGGAGAACCATCCGAACATCCCCGATTAGAAAAGAGGTATGGTGATAAAGTACACATCTTTGCTGTGGGTGATAAAATTCCTTAAACCACGATGCAGTCGTATGGATATGATGATTCATATTCACCTATAAGATAGATACAAGGAGCCTATAGACATATCTCTTTCCACTCGAGTAGAATTAAAGACCGTTCATTGAATGGACTTTTTATCTGCCGATACCCGCGTCCAACAGTCGTTGAAATCATACATATGATGAGGTGTAAGACGGGAACTTTTAACCATGGAGTTATCAAATGACCATATTATCAAATAAGTACATAGATAGGGGTTCTATTTATTATGTAGTGTCTTTATTTTTATTGAGAAGAAGATTTAGTTTTATAATCTCAGTAAAGCCAAATTTGTGTGTTTATTATAGAGTGTCAGACCATTACGGAAAATGCCCGATGTATGATAATCTATCAATAGCATATCAAGGACGGATAGGATAATGACTAAGAATCGGAGATTGACCAACTTGGCAACAGAAATGGTTATGTTTGATGAAGATGTCATTCACAACCTAGAAAAAATGATACCATTAATAGATAGTATGAAAACATCATTTGACCATGTTCGGGGAGATGTTGAATCTAGAGAGATAATGGTTTTAACATTAACAAGGGCAATTCAAATCATAAAGGAGAAATAAATTCATTTACCAAATATCAGATTGTTTTGGTGGTGGCTATAAAAATACAAAATACCACTATTACTACATATTAGCAGATTCACTCTATGATGCAGAGCGAATATTTGAAAAAGAAACGGGCTATACATTTGACTACTCATCATGTGATTGTTGTGGTCTAGATTTTTGGGTGTCTGAAGTAGATGAGATACCTAATCATAGTGGAAAAAGAAAAATTGGAGAAGATGTAAAAGTTCGTGTAATTATATAAATCACAGGGCACTGTTATATATCCACAGCTACAATGTAAGATATATCGGACTCCGCAATCTG